AAGAAATCTTTCTCACATGAGAGGTGTTTCTGAAGATATTTTTAACACTGCTGATGAGCTTGAAGAGATTGAAGAAGCAAGGGCAAAAGCAGAACAAGAAGCACTGGAAACCAACAGGCAACTGGCCGGTGCAGAAATACTCAACAAGGGCGTAGGCCCAGCTAAAGAACTAGGGGTTTTAAATGAATCATCACAGGCAGGACTTGCTTAACGAAGCTGAATTAAAAGAGAATGAATACTTAAACAAGAAGCTGGATCACTCCCGAGCTTACAAAACTGTATTTGGAAGTGAACAAGGACAGCTTGTCCTTGAAGACCTGGCCGAGAGTTGCAGTGTCTCCACTACAGTCTTTGACGGAAACCCTCACATTATGTCTTTTAAAGAAGGCCGTAGGTCTGTCATACTTGATATTTTAAAGGCTCTCGATATGGATGAGTCTGCAATTATGGATTTTTACCGACAGAAACAAATAGCACAAAAAGGAGTTTTCTAACATGGGTAAATTATTTGGATTTGAAAAGTTTTTATTAGAGGGTTTTATGGGCGGCGAAGGCGGCTCTGGCGGAGGCGCTGGGGAAGGCGGTGCTGGCGGAGGCGCTGGGGAAGGCGGTGCTGGCGCAGGAGGTGAAGGAGGCGCTGGGGAAGGCGGCGAAGGAGGTGCTGGCGGCCAGGTAAACTACACCTACCCTGAAACGCTGGACCCTATGTACCACGGGAATGACCACCTACTCCGACACGCCAATGACAAGGGCGAGTTCGACATGGGGAAGGTTATGCAATCTTTAGTTCATGCTCAGAATGCTATGAGTACTGAGAAGATGCCTATCCCTAATAACAACTTCACTGAAGACCAATGGAAAGAAACTTTCCAGAAGCTTGGACTTCCAACGGAGATGGACAAGTACGGCCTGGAGAATAATGTGCCTGAAGGCTTCGAGGCCAACGAAGAAATGTTCACTAAGTTTAAAGAGTTTGCTTTTAATAATAATATTCTTCCCAACCAGGCCCAAGCCATGTTGGACTTCCACAATGAATTTGTTATCGAGCAGAACAAAGCTGCTGTTACTCAAGCACAAGCTGACCTTGATAATAATAGGAAAGCACTCCTGAATGAGTGGGGTGAGGAAGGGTTTAAGAGAAACTTAGGTCTTGCCGATCAAGCCCTTAAGCACTATGTCCCTGATGAGGAAGCACGCAAATCTATCATCGCAACCGGAGCCCTTGATAATCCTGAAATCACTAGGCTTTTTGTAAACTTAGGTAAAGGTTTAGCAGAAGACAACCTAATCCCTAAGGGCGGTAACGGACAAGGCTACAACGGCGGAAGTCTTGATAAAGCAGAGATTCAATCAAAAATTTCTGAAGTAAATGCAGAACTTCGTAACATGGGTAAAGGACATCCCGGTTACGCTGCTAAACTTAATGAATACCAAAACTTATTCACCAGATTACATGGCAACCAACCTGTTCAAGGTGCAGCCACTCCAAGAGTATAATTTTATAAAGGGCTTGATTTATATCAGGCCCTTTGTTTATACTTAAATTAATTCGATATTCACGGGACAATCAGTTTAACCGCTGACCCATTAGATGAATGTCAGGCGTTGGGACCGGAACCCGGACAATCCCTGAGCATATTTTTAATGTTTAACGGTTTAACTTAGGAGATACCTGTGGAAAAATTCATTAAATTCCTCATGTCCTTCATCCGCTTCTTTATGACAAGCGAACGAGGATCATTTCAAATCACTACTGCATTTGTAGAAAATTACAAATCCAACGTTCATCACCTCGGACAGCAACGTAACGCCCGACTATTCGGAACCGGACGCCAAGAAAGGCAAACTGCCAAGACCGATTACTATGAGCGAATGGGACTTGCAGAGGCCAACGACATTACTGAACGTCATGGTGACACTGTTCTATCGAACACTCCTCACAGTAGACGTGCAGTGACCCTCATTGGCCGTGACTACGCTGACATGATTGACAACATCGACCGTGTTAAGCTTCTCATCAATCCTGATGATCATTATGTACAAGCTGCTGTTAGCTCAATTAACCGTAAGAAAGACGACGTGTTTATCGCCGCTGCTTTCGGTAATGCTGCTGCTGGTGAGTCTGGGACAACTGTAGTTGCTCTCCCAAGCGCCCAGAAGATTGTTTGTACTAACGCTGCTGCTACAGCTCTAGCTCCGCTTAACGTTAAGACTCTTAGAAAAGTTGTTCGTAAGTTCGACGAATCTGAGATCGACGAAGACGGTGACGAAATGTACAAGCGTTATTTCTGTTTCAACGGGGCTCAGAAAGAATCCCTACTTGGTGAAACTGAAGTAACCAGTGCTGACTATAACAGTGTTCGTGCCCTTGTTATGGGTGAGATTGATACCTTCCTAGGTATGAAATTTATCCGTTCAGAGCGCCTGCCTGTTACTGCCGCTGCCAACGCCGCCGCTAGTTTTGCTAACGGAACTGTTGACGGTGGTGCTGATACCATCCCGGCTGGGTCTGATCGCTTGTTAGCTTATATCGACAAGTGCATGATTTCTGCTACGGGTATCGAGTTGTTTGTAGATATCGGTCCAAGACGTGACAAGAAAGTTTCGACTCAGGTTTACGTTATGGACATGGTAGGCTCTACTAGACTTGAAGAAGAAGGTGTAATTGAAATTCAGTGTGCTGCCGTAGCCTAATAACTACGGCGGTTCGCCGCTGACTTCTTAACGTTAATTTTTTTTCTTACGGAGATAATTATGAGTGATGACAATATGAACGCTTATGAAGAAATTGCCAACGGATCAGGTCAATCCGATCCGGGCAATCACGGGAAAGTTCGAGCTTCTTACGACGAGCTTGACCTAACCGAAAACGTTGTGGCCATTGGTGACAAGCTATCCATGCCTCTTATCCCAGAGGGTGCGCGGATCATCGACGCTTGGATCAAGTCCGACAACTTAGGTACTGCTGGTATCTTCGACATGGGTCTAGATGCTCACGTTGATCGTGACGGCGATACTGTAGCCGACGACGCCGACTCCCTAGTGTCTGATGCAGATGCCGGAGGCCAGGCCGTATTCCAACGTGCCGGACTTGGTAACGTAGGGATCGGAAAGCTTATCGGAAAAGGTGGGGCTCAACCTTACCTGATCGCCACTGAAGCAACTAATGCTGCTTTAGGTGATCGTATCCGAGCTTGTGTGCTTTACATTGCCCCTTAGGCAATAACTCCTATCGTGTGCAGAGAGGTGATCCTTGGCAGCTAAAATTGATATTTGTAAATCCACGTGTATCAAATTGGGTGTCGAGCCGATTGCCTCTCTTACCGAAAGTTCAAAGGCAGCTCGCCTTTGCAACACTCAATATCAGCCAATCCTTGACGCACTTTTAGAAGACCACTACTGGAACTTTGCTTCTAGGAGATCAAGCGCATTGGCACTGTCTTCAACTTCACCAGAATTTGGATACGCCTACCGATACACCCTTCCAACTGACTGCCTCCAAGTTAAATTTTTAAACGTGGAAGGTTACGAGTGGGAAGTGGAAGATGGCTACCTCCTAACCGACCTACAAAATGCACAGATCGGTTACATTCGTAACGATGTAACTGTTGCAGATATGAGTCGATCCTTTAGAGAATTGCTCTCCCACATGTTGGCCTTAGATATTGGGTACTCCCTTACTCAGAACCTAAGGCAAATGGCACTTCTTGATGGAAAGACGGAAAGGTATCTAAGCAAAGCTAGAAATATAGATGCTAAGGAAGGCACTGTTAGAGGTAAGAGTGATGGAACTTGGCTAGATTCTCGCCAATCCTACGGACCTGCTAACGTCCCTTGGCCTCGATAGAGGATATAAGAATGTCACAATTTAATGTATTACAAGCGTCATTTAAGAATGGTGAGATTTCACCTAAGTTTAATGGGCGTAAAGATTTAGAAGAGTATAAGACTGCTTGTGCTAAAATGGAAAACTTCTACCCAAGGCATGAGGGAGGATTCTCTAAGCGTATGGGGTCGGAGTTCGTAGCCGACGTGTCAGCCTTGGCAACTGTTGGCGGGAGGGGGCCTGCACTCCTTCCTTTCATTTCATCCAAAGAAGAAGCTTACTGTGTGGTAATCCAACCCGAAGGTAATCTAGCTTCAGTAAAAAATTACATTAAGATTTATAAGAACGACGGGACAGTTTGTACTATCTCGCCTTTCCTTGATGTAGAAGCTCCTGATGCCGATCTCGATC